ACCAAGGTATGTGAGAAGACCAGCTACATCCTTTCCACTCAAATTGGTAAGCGTATTGTCCAGCGGTTGTTTACCTGCCAGCGCATTAAGCATTGTCGTGGCAAAGTTCGGATCATTCCCCAGTGCCGCCGCCAGTTCGTTCAGTGTATCCAGTGCAGCAGGTGCAGAACCCACCATTCCTGCAATCGCCGATTTCACAAAAGCCGTAGTGGCAATCTGTGTATTGTTGACCGACTGCGCCGCCGTGGGGGCTGTTGGCGTTCCGGTGAGTGCCGGACTCGACAACGGTGCTTTTAGTGCCAGCGCATTGTTAATGGTGGTACTGAAATTCGGATCATTGTTAATGGCTGCGGCTATTTCTTTCAGCGTGTCCAGCGTGGCTGGCGCACCATTAATAAGGGCCGTCAGTGCCGCCTGTACAAACGCAGTGGTCGCAACCTGCGTGGTATTATTCCCCGCCGCTGGCGTTGGCGCTTTGGGGGTTCCGGTAAATGTCGGGCTGGCTTTTGGCGCGTACTGTGAATGCGGGTCCGGTGCGGCAAGATGTTTTGCCATCTGATCATCCGCGTACACCTTCAGCTCCAGTGCCTTGTCATCCACATACTTGCGGGTTGCCAGCACTACAGCAGGGTCGATTTTCAGGGTGATATTGTCCGTGCTGCTGGTAATCAGCACCATGCGCACGGTCTGAGTGCGCCCGCTACCTTCAGCCAGTTGCGGCTTATAGCTTTCCGGGCAGTTGCCCACGGCAATCAATGCCCCTGACTCATCAAACAGGCCCACTTCACGTATCCACCAACCGCCCTCGTTTTCAGGGATCACCTGTTCGGCAATAATCTGGCTGCTGTTCTGCGGGTCGATATAAAGCATATTCAGCGCAGCCCGGCGTTTCTCATTTACCAGTGCCGTCTGCTTTGCGTCCGGCGTTGGCAATACTCCACCGCCATCGCCCACCGCCATATGGGTAATTTTTAGCGGCACACCGAGCGCGGCGGCGCTGGCAAGTTTCGCCGCGCCAATATCCGTCAGCAGGGTATAAAATTTTGTGCTCATGGATTCACTCTCATTGTGTCAATAACATGGACCGCCCCGCCTTCATGCGCGGTGCCACCGGAAATAATCGTTTCGTTGATATACGGATAGATCGTGATTTCTTCGCCAAGATAGCTGGCGGCTCCCACCCAATGCGGGCCGCTGGTCTGCAGATTGATGGACATGCCGATCATGTGGCGGCTACATGGTTTGGCATCGCTTATCAGTCGCTCAAGTTCCAGATAGGTATCTTCAGTGATGCCCTGGTCCTGCACGCCGATATCCAGGCGAAACGTGCCCGGTGTTTCTCCGGTCTGCCACCACTCAATAATGCGGATCAGGAATCCGAACGGCTCCACCACCCGCCGCACGGCACTGGTGGTCCCTTTATGCTGATGAATATAAAAAGCATCCTTCACCACCTGGCGCTTGACGCTTTCTGTCCAGCCCTCGTCCCAGCGATCCACAGAGAACGCCCAGGCGAGATAAGGCAGGAAACTGACCGGACAGGTTGCCGGATTCCACAAATCACGAAGCGGCACCTGCAGATCAGAAATCCCGCTGCAGGTTTGCGCCAGTCGGCGCTCCAGTGGTGTTGAACCCGGTGGCAGCAGACTATTCATCCGTTCCTCCGTTGGTTACGCTCCACTGCGTACATGATGCCGCCTGTGTTTTGTTCAGGACCACATCCGCCAGAGGAGAAGCCAGCTCCACACGCTGCACCCCCTCAACATGCAGAGCAGCAAAGATGGCGCTACGGCGAATATCCCGACCAAGACGCGTCTGACTGGCGATGTACTTCTGCAGGCTGGCTTTTGCCGCTGCCATTACCGGCTCTGCTTCCGGTCCAGGATAGAGAAAAATGGTGGCTTCCACGCGATACGGGATGATTTCTGCGCTGCGAACCGTAAGACGGTCAGCCACCGGGCGGACGTTCTCACTGTTCAGAGCTTTTTCCACCACGTCCAGCAGGTCTTTTTCTGCAGTTCCATCGCCTTCGCGGCTAAGGACAGTCAGCACCACCTCTGCAGGTGCCGGGCTGGTTGCACTGGCATCCGCCACCCGACCGTCGGCGCTTCGGGCATGAAATTCATAAGCTGCAGTTGGCCCCGCAACAGAAAGCCCTTCAAAGGCTGCAGGCACACGCAGGCGCAACGCTTCATCGCTTTCCATCACAGCTGCAACGGGCGGCACAGCATCATTATCAGCAGGCGTCACCGTCAGGCGTGTCACGTTGTAGTTGGCAGCGAGCTGGTCAAGATCGCCGCCCATCGCGTAAGCCACCATCACCGCCTGCGCGGCTTCGTTAATGCGCTGGCGCAGAAGCAACTCACGGTAAGCGTTCTCCTGCAACAATTTAGTGACGGGTTCAGATTCCAGTTCCAGCGTGCGGATCACTGCTTCCTGCTCATCTTTCGGATGAAGCGCCACAAATTCTGCCTTGCGTTCGGCAAGCAGCGTCTCAAAGTCCGGCACATCCACAATCTGCGGTGCAGGCAACTGCGAAAGGTCAATCACTGCCATTCTCTGCTCCTGTTGATACGGAAAGGGACACAGGCACACCGTTATTCCGCCGCCCGGTCAGCTCCACCACCATTGAACCGTCAAAATTGCTGTTGATGGTGATGGAATCCAGCGTCAACCGTGGCTCCCAGCGACTCAGCGCCACATACACTGCCGACATGACCTGCAGGCGTAATGCCGGATTTTGTGGCTGATCTATCAGTGCCGACAGCAGGGAACCATATTCCCGGCGGGCAATACGGCTACTCTGCGGTGTCAGCAGAATGTCCCGCACCGACTGGCGCAGATGATCAATATCAGTAATGACTTTGCCGCTGGTATTGTTCATCCCGCTATAAAGCGTCATACCGGGCCTCCGGTTGTATCGCCGCCTTTCAGGACGCCAGTATGCTGATGCGCATCAACCACGATCCCGTTAGAACTCATCGCTCCGCCGCCCTGGGTAACGCCACCATTGATCACCACTTCGCTGTTAATGCGCGTGCGGTCAGCCTCCAGTACAAACTCACTGGTTTTCATGGTGATGTTGTCAGCAGCCTCAATGACCATTGATTTGATGCCCCTGACATACCAGCGCCCGGTGGCGGGTTCGTATTCAAACCAGCCACCGTCAGGATGTTCTGTCACGCAGGCGTCCGCCGACGTCGACGGTGGTGCGAACTGATTCGAATAGACAGCGGGCAGCGCAAAGGCGGTTTCCAGATTGCCGCCCAGACTCAGCAGCACCACCTGCTCACCTTCCGATGGTCGCCACCATGTACGGGCATTCCCGGCACGCAGCGTCAGCCAGCTGATCCAGTTGGTTTCAAGCTCGCCCGTTTTCACCCGGCAAAGCCAGTTTTCCCTGTCCACTTCGGTGACTACCCCTGTGCGGATCAGGTTGGTGATAAGGCGCATGATTTCGGTTAATTGTGCGTTCATAGGGAAAGGTTGCCATCAGGGGAAGAAAGGCGGCAGTGCTGCAACTTGTATCAGTGCTGATACAAAGATCACCCCGCCAGCCATTGCAGAATCATGTCGCGGGTCATTGCCTCAACATCATCATTTACACCCAGAAGGCGACGCTCTGCGTAACGCACCTCCGGTCCCTTACGACTGACGCGATCTCGCAGGCCGTAATGGTGAACGCGGGCAATGCGCTGCACCTTGCCTTCAAACTGCACGCTGGCAGAGTCGGCGCTGGCGGAAGTTTTCAGGTATTTTGTGGTGCGCAGCTTTGCAAACATCTGACGTTTGATACGGCCTTTTTTACTGCGTGCTGTTACCCGTCGCGGTTCATAACTGCTGCCATCTGGATTGCGCTGCATTCTGATATTTTGCTGCTGTGTCCGGCGTAGTTCCTGCGCCAGCTGGCGCATCATGCGGCTTCTTGCGGCTGGCTCCAGATTCGCCAGCAAGGCACTCAGCCAGTCGTCCACTTTCTGCAGTTCAGCCACGTTTCACCGTCCACATTTCTTCAGGTTCATCAGGTTCCGCTATAGCTTCAACGCTCGACACACTGCCGTCAGTGCTGACCAGCACACGCTCCGTCAGTTGCAGGTTGAGGCTGATATCACAGACATCGTTGCGCAGAATATCCACCTCAAAGGTGAATAGCTTTTCCCGTAACGCCGGGTTATTGATGGCATCGGGCTGGTTATCACGCAGCCACAGCAAAACCGGGGCCATCAGCAGATTCTGGTCGCCGCTGAAATCCTCAATCACCACGTTCAGGGTGTAGCGGTACTCCCATGACATGGAGCTGGCCCCCGTGGCAACCAGCGAACCGTTATCCACAAACAGATGCAGTTTGTCCGGGTTATTGCGGACATAAGGCACCGCTTTATTGAGGGCGTGGCGCAGGGATTGTGGTTTGTTCACTGTTTCGCTCCTGACACGCAATAATCATGTCCACTTTGTCTGCACAGACCGCCCAGGCGGCCTCCGTTTCATCCAGCAACGCATTCAGATCACCGTTAGTGCGCGGTGCTGCCTGCTCCAGCCGACACGGCGTCACTCGCGGACAACCACTGACGGTAAGCTGCACCTCCGGTGAGCGTCGGACGTTCCCGCAGCCGGATAATGTCAGCAGGCAAAGGAGTATCAGCCCAGCGGCGTAAATCCTCGTTCTCACGTTTCAGTTTCTCAATCCGGCGTTGTCGTTGTCTCAGCAGTGCGCTGGTCTGTTCTGCTTCGGCATAGAGCCGCGCCTGCTCCCGGTTATTGGTTTCAGTCAGAATGGACAGGCTGATAAGCTGGCTGTTGCTCTTTGCCAGTGCCTGGCTTTTGCTCTGCAGCTCGTCTGCCTGCGTGCTAATGGTCTGGCTGGCATCAGCCAGCCGCCACGTCTGCCAGCCCAGAGCCGCCAGTAATAACGCCAGCACAACCAGCAGCAACCGGTTCATGCTGCTACCTGTTGCGCCATCTGATTACGGGTGATCCAGAAGGCAATAACGGTCAGTAGATAAAAGACCAGGGTAATAGCCCACCCCGTCCATGCGAGACTTACAACAATCAGCAATCGCATCACCCAACTGATAAATACGTTTTCTTTTCGGGTAATTGTCTTCAGCAAAGATGCCCTTAACTCCTGCCAGAGCGGGCCATTCTGAATTAACGCAGCCAGTGCTACCGGAATTACCGCCCATGTCAGCAAACAGGCTACCCAAACGCCGGACGCTGCCAGTACCGGAAAGATCCCCTGCGGATACACCATTGCTGCGATTAACAGCGCCATCCATAACATCAGAAACAGTCCGCTGATTAATTTCTTTTTCATTTCAGTTTGCTCCCTGTAAACACCAGGCCATCTCCCGCGCACGGCGGTTATCCAGCCCCTGATTAAACACACCTTTTACATAAACCCAGCGCGGCAACTGTCGGCACGCATCCGCCCAGCGCCGCTGATTGAGCAATTTCACCAGCGTGGAGCTGCAGGCATTGCCTGTCCCCACGTTGAAGGCAAACGACACCACCGAGTCATACACCTTTTGTGGCGGCTGTTGCTTCACACATCTTTCCAGCGCCCGCTCCACACGCAGCACGTTGGAGATAAGCCCTTCTGCTGCCTGTCGTTCCGTAATGGTTTTGCCGGGAATGACGCCCGACGTATTACCAATGCCGTCAGTCCATACACCCGCGCTGCACTGATACGGCTGCAGACGACAGCCTTCGTAATCGGCAATCAGTTTCAGTCCCTCCACGGAGGTGTGAAGCTGCTGAAAACCCGGCAGCGTGGCAGCAATAGCCAGCACGGTCCCGACAAGGCAGCGTTTAACGATTGATGGATTCATAGTCCTCCCGCGAGATCTGCCCGTCGCGCAGAAGCTGGTAGGCTTTGTGTTTGTAGTACCAGTTGATAGCCAGCATCAGCACACCAATCATCAGGCCGCCCAGCGTTGAGGCATCCTTGATGGACAAATCGCCCAGCCAGGCCAGCACAACGGCAATGCAGTACGTGATAAAGGCGCTGATTCGCTCAAGCGTCATAATTCAGTCCCATAGCTGGACGGTCTGCACGGTGGTGGTTGTCGGAATGTCCGGCAGCTCCACCTGCAGCCCGTGAGGTAAAAAGGGGCCATATTCGGCAAGCCCCGGATTTGCCTTCAGTACCTGCTCCGTGACACCCTGCGTGCGCCCGTAATGACGCCAGCAAAGCGCGTCCACCGTGTCATACTGATGCGCACGCACTTTCATCAGATAAGCTCCACTGTGCAGTGCGGCGCGTCCTGTACCCGGCTGATGGCCCAGCGGGCGTCACGCCATAAATCACCGCTGGCTTCCGCCAGTTCCTCGCCCCGCTTCACACCGGATGCCGTGGCGTCATAGTCCTGGTAACGTTCGTTGAGCATGGCGCGTGCCCAGCAGTAAACCGCGTTGAAATAGTGCTGAATGCGCTCACTTTTGCCGTCCAGCTGTTCCGCCGGAACCTCTGCCAGCGAGGCATACCCCAGCATCTGCTGGCGTCTGCGAAACTCATACAGCTCTGCGTTGACCTCCGAAATTGCCGACAGCGCAACCTGCTTTAAACGCGGCTGCGTCACCGTGCCGTCAGTGCGCATGACACTGCGAAACTCCGACAGGTCCACATCAGGCCAGAACGGCGTATTTCTGATGATTTCCGCCTGTTCCGGTGCCTGTTCTGGCGCAACAAACTTCATGCTGCTTTCTCCTGAAATAGAGGGCGGTGGACGGGGTTTTGATGTGGCAGTGCCTTTCGCCACCCCGTGCCGCCCGTGCGCGGGGGCACGTTCTGTCAGCGGCTGTCATTGCGCAGTCTGCGCTCCAGCTGCTGTTTGTCTTTTTTCACGCCACAGCGGGGATCGAGCTGTAACGCATGGTTGAGATGATTAAGGGCAGACGCCGGATTGCTTTCACTCAGGACCGCGCCAATCGCTTTATGCAGACGCGCCCGTGACTGGTCCGGCATATCCAGACCGTCTGTCAGCTCCAGCGTCTGCAGCAACAGATCGGCATCAAAGCCGGTGGTGGCAAGCATTGCGCTCTGCGCGGCGTCTGCCATTTCCTCTGCCAGCACGGTCTGCACGTTGCGGTTACCCAGCGGCATCACCCAGCCATGACGCAGGGCATGACGCCCGATCTCCAGCGCTCCGGCATAATCTCCGGCATCAATGCGCCACAGCATCACGTACATCAGCACGTCATCCTGTTGAGCGCCTCCGGCAGCCAGGACACCCTCTGCCCAGGCGGCGTACTTCGGCAGCAGCTCCACCTTGATTTCCGCTTTTTTGACCGTGGACTGAACGCCCTTGAGACGGCGGCGGTCTTCCGCCAGTTGCAGCAGCATCAGGTCATAGCCCGATGCGTGGCGAACACTGCCGCCCTCGCGGGCGGCCTGTTCAGCCTGAACGCGCAGGCGATGCTGCCGTGCGGGACTCAGGCTCATGGATTACGCTCCGGTTTCGGCTGCGGCGGCGCTGAAATCACCAATCTGGATGTTTTCCACCAGTGCGGCGCAGCGGTAGTCCTCAACCACATAGGCTTCATTAACGGATTCAAAGTTTTCAATCCGGTCACGTTTCGGGTTGTCGATAACCGAACGACGGCGGGTGTCTTCCTGCCAGTAGATGGACAGGTTATCCAGACGGGTGATCAGCAGCGCATTCGGCGGGAAGAACGGCGCACGCACGGCCTGCAGGCCACCCATGCGTTTCTGACTGATGATCATATCGGCAGCCAGTTTTTCACTGTTTTCCTGCTCTTTGTTGACCAGCGGGAAATACTTGTCAGACAGCAGTTCACGACCGCAAATCACAACCAGATCGTCATCGTCCTGATAGACCACGTCGATAAGCTCGTTAACGGCATCCATCACCACGGCGTCCAGGTTGGCATATTCGCCACCTTTCCCGACTTTCACCGCACCCGGTATGGTTTCACCGCCCGTGGTGGTGCTGCCCATGACGTGATCCGGTGCATCCTCACGGATTTTCTGCAGCCAGCCTTTATTCACATCCTGCAGTAGCGGGTTTTCGCTACGGTTGGAGGTTTTCGCACGCTTCACGCCGTTAAAGCCGATCATGATGCGGTCCAGTGCCTGACGTTTCACGATGGCGTTACGGATACGCACCTGGAAATCCTGAAACTTCGCCCACAGGTCCAGCTTCGCGTAGGTCAGCACGGTGTCAAAGTTGGTCTGTTCGCATTTGTATTCCACATCGACCATCAGCGTCGGATCGACAGGTTCACGCTCTTTCGCGGTGGTGTCAGTGGTTCCGGCAATGGTGCTGCCAACACCCAGCCCCAGCAGCTGACCGGACTGCTCAGTCACTGGCGTGACGTTAATCAGCGTCAGGAAAGCGGCGGACTGCTGGATCTGGTCTTCCAGCGTCTGCTGCACAGACGGCTCTACAGTGAACTTGCTGGACAGTTCTTCAACTGCCACACCGTTCAGACGCGCCAGCTGCTGCAGGTAAGCGTTAAAAGCAAAGCGGGTATTCTTCTTCATCGGGTTTTGTGCTCCATCAGCAATTGGTCAGAGTGTCAGCGGGGGCGTTACCGCCTGTTGCACGCTGGCGGTAGTCCTGGCGGCTGTCTTCATGACTCAGCTTGTCCACCAGTTCGTTAAAGGCGGTTTGCTGTGCCTGCAGGGCAGTCTCCAGCTCAGACAGGCGTTCTTCCTGCTCAGACAGGGATTTTTCGGTGCGTGCGCTCAGGTTCTGCTGCTCAGTGGCGACCAGCTCCACGGCCTTATGCACATCAGAGAACCGGGCGTCATCGGACTGCTCTTTTTTGGTAAACAGCGCCGTGACGCGGGCAAACAGGGACGGTTTGTCGTCCTGGATTTCTTCCAGTTCGATCACCGTTTCCTCTGCAGCGGTAAAGAGATTGGCAGGATTCTGCTTGCGGTTTGCCAGCGGGTTATGGGCTGCACTGGCGCTGAATGTCAGCATTTCCGTACCCAGACTGGCGGGATCATCAGTGGCAGCCAGGCCGACCAGGTAGGCTTTGCCCGTATCAGCAAACTTCGGGCTGACTTCCATAGAGGTGAATAATTTCTGTCCTTTTTTCACCAGTTCCACCAGGGACTCCGTTGGCTCAACGTCGGCATACAGCGCCATCTTGCCTGCCAGCGGGCCTTCCGTGATTTCTTCAGCAAACAGCGCCGTCACCTTGCCGTAGCGGTTAAAGGTGCTGTCCGGCAGATAAGACTTGATGTGCTCAAGGTTAATCAGCGCGGTATACACCGCCGGGTTGTAGCTGGCTGCCATCTGTTCCAGCCATTCACGCTGGATTTCGCGTCCGTCGGTGGTGGCACCTTCCACCCCGATGCGAAAACGCTTTGCTTTCACTGTCATGAGCCGTGCTCCGTTAGAAAAAACTTACTGGAGCCTTATGGTTGCGGTGATGGGGGCAGTGAAACAATGCGCGGTATTTGTACCGACAACCACACAAACCGCAGGCGGGGAAAGCCTTCATTCAAGGCTGTAGGTTTGTGCCATGAACACCACACTGACACCCGCAGATCTCGATCCCCGTCGGCAGGCCATGCTGCTGTACTTTCAGGGATACCGCGTCGCCCGCATTGCTGAAATGCTGGGAGAGAAAGTTGCAACCGTTCACAGCTGGAAAAAACGCGACAAGTGGGGTGACTATGGGCCGCTGGATCAGATGCAGCTCACCACCGCCGCACGCTACTGCCAGCTCATTATGAAGGAGCACAAAGAAGGGAAAGATTTCAAAGAGATTGACCTGCTGGCGCGCCAGTCTGAACGCCACGCGCGGATCGGCAAGTTTAACAATGGCGGCAACGAAGCCGACTTAAACCCTAACGTCGCCAACCGTAACAAAGGCCCGCGCCGTCAGCCGGAAAAGAACGTTTTCACCGATGAACAGATTGAGAAGCTGGAAGAAATCTTCCATTCCTCCATGTTCAACTACCAGCGCCACTGGTGGGAAGCCGGAAAAACCAACCGCATCCGCAACCTGCTGAAGTCACGCCAGATCGGCGCGACCTTCTATTTTGCCCGTGAAGCCCTGATTGACGCCCTGCTAACCGGGCGTAACCAGATTTTCCTTTCTGCCAGTAAGGCTCAGGCCCACGTCTTTAAGCAGTACATCATCGACTTCGCCAAAGAAGTGGAGGTGGAGCTGAAAGGCGATCCGATGGTGCTTCCTAACGGGTCCACGCTTTACTTCCTCGGCACCAATGCCCGCACTGCCCAGAGTTATCACGGCAACCTGTATCTGGATGAATATTTCTGGATACCGAAATTTCAGGAGCTGCGCAAAGTGGCTTCCGGGATGGCTATTCACAAGAAATGGCGACAAACCTATTTTTCCACGCCATCCAGCCTGACCCACAGTGCTTATCCGTTCTGGTCCGGTGCGCTGTTCAACCGTGGACGCAACAAAGCTGACAAGGTGGACATCGACCTGTCCCACATCAATCTGGCCCCCGGCCTGCTGTGCGCAGACGGGCAATACCGCCAGATAGTCACCGTGGAAGATGCGGTGCGCGGCGGCTGTAACCTGTTCGACCTCGACCAGCTGCGCATGGAGTACAGCCCGGACGAATACCAGAACCTGCTGATGTGCGAGTTTGTGGACGATCTCGCGTCCGTGTTCCCGCTCAGCGAACTGCAGGCGTGCATGGTGGACAGTTGGGAAGTCTGGACCGACTTTCATGCACTGGCCCTGCGCCCGTTTGGCTGGCGCGAGGTGTGGATCGGTTATGACCCAGCAAAAGGTACGCAGAACGGTGACAGTGCCGGGTGCGTGGTGGTGGCTCCGCCAGCTGTGCCGGGCGGTAAGTTCCGTATTCTTGAGCGTCACCAGTGGCGCGGGATGGACTTCCGTGCCCAGGCGGACGCCATCAAAAAACTGACCGAACAGTACAACGTGACATACATCGGCATCGACTCAACCGGCGTTGGTCACGGGGTTTACGAGAACGTGAAAGCGTTCTTTCCTGCCGTCCGGGAGTTTGTCTACAACCCCAACGTTAAAAACGCCCTGGTACTCAAGGCCTACGACATTATCAGCCACCGCCGTCTGGAGTTTGACGCCGGGCACACCGACATTGCGCAGTCATTCATGGCGATCCGTCGCGCCACCACCGCCAGCGGCAACCGCCCGACCTATGAAGCCAGCCGCAGCGAAGAAGCCAGCCATGCCGATCTGGCCTGGGCAACAATGCACGCACTGTTTAACGAACCGCTGCAGGGCGAGTCCGCCAATACCAGCAATATTGTGGAGATTTTTTGATGGGAAAGAGTAAGAAAAACCGCGCAGCGGCGATGAATCAGATCCAGCATAAAAACCAGACTTCAGCCGAAGCATTCAGCTTCGGCGATCCCGTTCCGGTTCTGGACCGCCGTGAACTGCTGGACTATGTGGAATGCGTACAGACAGATCGCTGGTATGAGCCGCCAGTGAGTTTTGACGGACTGGCACGAACATTCCGCGCCGCCGTACACCACAGTTCACCGATTGCAGTGAAATGCAACATTCTGACCAGCACCTACATCCCTCACCCGCTGCTCAGCCAGCAGGCTTTTTCACGTTTTGTGCAGGACTATCTGGTATTTGGTAACGCCTACCTGGAGAAACGCACGAACCGGTTCGGTGAAGTTATCGCCCTTGAGCCTGCTCTGGCAAAATACACCCGACGCGGGTTAGACCTGGATACCTACTGGTTTGTGCAATACGGTATGATCACCCAGCCATATCAGTTCACGAAAGGCAGCATCTTTCATCTGATGGAACCGGACATCAACCAGGAAATCTACGGCCTGCCCGGTTATCTTTCTGCTATTCCATCCGCCCTGCTCAACGAGTCTGCCACGCTGTTCCGCCGCAAGTATTACATTAACGGCAGTCATGCAGGCTTCATCATGTATATGACCGACGCCGCGCAGAACCAGGAGGATGTAAACAACCTCCGCAACGCGATGAAAAGTGCCAAAGGTCCTGGTAACTTCCGTAACCTATTTATGTACTCGCCAAACGGCAAAAAGGACGGACTTCAGATCATCCCGTTGTCAGAAGTCGCGGCGAAGGATGAGTTTTTGAATATCAAGAACGTCAGCCGTGATGACATGATGGCGGCGCACCGTGTACCGCCACAAATGATGGGTATTATGCCGAATAATGTTGGGGGGTTTGGGGATGTGGAGAAGGCAAGTAATGTATTTGTTCGTAACGAACTTATCCCCTTACAAAAACGTATAGAACAATTAAATCAATGGATAGGAAACACAATTATTAATTTTTTACCATATTCTCTCCAAAGTTAAAAAATAGCATATGGGTGCATAATGTTTATGCACCCTCTTATTACCAGTTAAAAATTGATGAGCTGCGAATTGCAGGAACATCCGATGGATTTCGTTTAGCAGCTGGTTCCATCAACTTACGCTTGTTAAATGCCTGATCAATATAATACTCAGGATTTTTAATAAAGACAGAGTATTTTACCAATGCACAATATACGTCAGAGTCATTATAATGGGGAACTGTTTTTTCATAAACATGATTCTTTCTAACCAGATAAGGCAAATAATAATCATATCCCCAACCTGGCGTTCTTAGACTTATAGAACATCCGCATGATGGATCTGCACATACTGCAGGAGTAAACACACTGTCGTAAATTTCATCTCTGATAACACCAATTAGACCATTATAGTTTTCTCCCCAGAGTGATGCTTGAATTTCAGAGTTTATAAATGGACGATTTTTGGTTTCCGTTCCAATAAGAACGACAGTAACCGTTGAGTCTTTTAAAAAATCCTCACGAATAGTCCTCATTATTGTTTCATCAGTGTTAGTTGTACTAATGTCACCATCACTTACCGACTTATCAATAAACGATTCTCCTCCGAATAAATCAATAATCTCATCTTTGAGATCTTGTTCGTTAGCATGATGATAACTAAGAAACGTCTTATGCATTATTCACTCCATTTATCAACATTTATATCAAACTCTTTGACTACCTTATCATTGAAGAAATCGTTTACTTCTTTAAAACCTTCCAATACTTGACTAAAATGATAATAATGCTTTTGTATAGTACTTATAGGGGTTAAATGATACGGCAGTGATATAAATTCGCCGTTAGGGTCTCTATCCTTTGTGGTCACTTTATCATTATCTGAAACATATTTATGCCATCTTCGATAATTATTTTGATGCTTTGTTAAAAAAGAGTTTAACGTTTTCAAAATTTCATTTGATAGTAAATACAGTTTTTTATCTCTTTTTTTCTTCACATCTAGTAATTTCATTTCATCTCTAATGAATTTATAGCACTCATAATATGAGTTTAAAACTTCTTCAATTGAGTCATAATTCGGATCAAATTTAAATAATGTTCGCTTCGTATCCAGATAATTTTTTACGCTCTTTTTAAAAAGAAGATCAGACTTATTTAGTAAAATATTAATACCACCAAAACTAAGTTGCTCCAATCTCAATGAATATCTTTGATGAAATGCACCGACCAGCAAGATATAAGCAACTAAAAATAGTATTAATACTGATAGAAAAGCACGAATTATGCTTACATTTGACATGAAATTAACTATAAACCACCATTTTTCAAACGGTGAAAACGGAATGCACCCCATGATAATAAGTAGAAGAACAAAGATACAACCCCATAAAACCCACAATCTGTACATAAGAAAGATCCTTTTTCTTTTTATAATACTGCAACTACACCTCAAGTCAAAACCCTCTTCTGATATTACCCTCTACTACAGTAACCCATCACATGACCTCCGACTTATCAGAAGACTAGCCAAACTTTCTCAATCAAATCAGGTTGCGCGCGCTCGTATCCCCGCCACGCCTGCCCGCTTTTTGTAGCGATTTTCATGCAGGTGCATGACATAAGCAAAAGCCCACCAGAACTGGCGGGCCTCAGCAAAAACGATCCTCAAACGATCATGCATATTCATGCGGCATAGTCATGCAGTGACTTTGGTCTGGTCAGGCGTAGAAAAATCTTCGAAAGATTTATAAGTTTCAGTATCAAATATTGAAATACTCTCAACCTGATCCATTGGGATTACATGCCTAAAATGATTTAAGTTCAGTGGAGTTGAGTCTGCTGTAATATTTTTACTAAGGTAAAGTTCATAGTAACGATGCTGCTCATGGTATCTGAGCGTATCTTTATCACGATAACCACTGATGTATGGTATGAGAGCCAGATGCTGAGTTTCCTGATGCTCCATCCGAGGAGCAGCTACGTAACCAATGTAAACTTTTCTGGATTTTAGCGTAACAAAGATGAGCTTACCTTCATCTATAGCCTGAACTAACAGTGACTCAATTCCATCTTGAGCTGCCATCTCGCGATATGCAGATTGACGAATCTCTTCGTTTTCTATTGCTCTTCGCGCATTGTTACCTTGGTCATAAGCAATAAACACCGCAAGCAGCATAGACAACACAAAGAACAATGGGTAAGACATTATCTTTACGTCTGTGAGCCATGAATAAAAGTCCACATGTAACTTAGGCCAAAAATAACCAAAAAAATTGATAACTGAGCTTATAACTAGCAAGGTAACGAATGTAACAGCCATCAGAGTAAACCCCTGAATAGCAAACTTACAACCATGCATAGCTACATAAAAATAGGAATTCCAACCATTACTTCTTGCTTGCCTGATGCGGGACTGGTAATGATTTTCGGTGTACCAGAACCCGCAAACCAGGACGACCATGATAACTAAGGGTCCCATTCCTCATCCTTGTCGTTTTGCAGCCAATTCTTCCATTCTGGCACGCATTGATTCACGTACCTGCTTATTGTTCATGTTTAAGGTCGCCGCACCATTAGCATCTGTGATAATTTTACTATTATCAGACTGTTGCACATCCTGACGGATGACATCCTGCATAATCTTACCTGGTGCAGAGAGAACTTTGCGCAGAAGTTCAGACATATTTTCCTCCTTATGCCTCAAACGCCACGGATTGTGGTGCATGGAAGCTGTCATCTTATGATTATAGGACAACAAAAATACGAAACTATTCGAAGAGTGCTACGTATTAACCTATTTACATATCACCCTGCAACCAATTTATCCATAACTAACGCCTCGCACGGCTCGTTGCTCAACCTTGCGAACGGTAAAAACCAGTTTTATCGTCCGCAACGTTCCCTAATGTAACCAGCTGTCGTCTTCCCACACCTTCTGCATAATTTTCATCACTTGCTTCCTTTCTTCGTCCAGTTGCAGTCCGGTCAGTTCCACACCGTTAGAGCTACCTTTGCGGATACGAATTACCGTTTTGGGATACAGGGGGCGCAGATTGCGGTAAAGCTCGGATTCAAGGGCGTCCAGTGTAGACTGGCTAATCTTCTGCTCTTTATCGATCATTATTTCAATGCGCATAAAAGTCACCTCAGCTGATGACATCCATTGAGCGGTTGTATTCGTGGGTTCTGATTTTTGCCATGAGTTCATCTGTTAGTTCAGAAACCCACTGCAAAGCCAGCCCCTTCTCTTCATCACTACACTCACTAGCCGCTACAAGCTTAAGAAAAAAATCAATGCGCTGGAGCTTCAAAGACTCCAAAAAATAGTCCTGCATCTTTCCTCCTATGACACCAAAGCAATACTGTATACATAACCACTGTTTATATTTACAGTATATAATAATCTTACTGATGTAAAACGTTTTTTTACGTTCATCAGCCTGATATGCCTGGTATTATTAAGAGCACGAATTGTTAACCCGCGTAATTAATACAGGTTCCGCCACTTATCATCTTCCTTCAGACGCTGGTTCCGATAGAAGATACGCAGGCCTGCTCCTGACGGAATACTGCCACCGCGAAGGAGTAAATCGACCTCTTTCTCGCTGCCATCAAATCCTCTGGACTTCAGTTCATAGACGAGCTGCTGTCGTTGATGGTCTGTAATTCGCTGTTTGTAGTCTCTACGCCGTTTCGGTTTCACCAGGCGTAACCTTACAGCCAGCTCCCGGCGCTCTTTTTTGTTCATACTGTGCAGAAAATCGTGCAACTCCTTGTCATCCATGCGGGTAATATCCGTTCTGGTGTCCCCATCAGCTGATTTATCTTTCTCCTGTTGGTTCAAATTTTCAGCAAGGGGACAGTTATTGCCACGAGTCCAAGGGGCGCAAGCGCCCTGGTCGGCTGCCGCCTCCTGAACATCAACGGCCTTACGAACCATTTTCCACTTCACGGCATGAGTGCAGATCTTGCCCTCTGCAATAGGTGACCAGATGCCATAAATACGAATGCCGTGATCGCCATAGGCGGTCGGCTCTTCGTTGATTTCATAAGCGGTTCTGATGAGGTGATATTTGCGGGGAACCAGTACGCCGCCCTGCTTCATGATGTAGGTGGCAAAACAACCAGCATCAGCAGCAGCCAGGATGGCATCAAGGCGTGGGTTATCCAGTACCGGCGCACCTGCTTTTTTGTCCCCCTGTTGCCTTGCCGCCTGACCAGCCAGCAATCGCAGTTCACGGTAAGCCTGACGCCCCGGAATGCCAAAGAAGCGGAATTGCTGAACACGATGCAGAGACGCCCAGGCATTAACGTATTCAGCATTATCACGCAGGGATTTCCCCGTTTCCTTGCTGATCTCGCCAGCCAGACCACGCCCGTCAATGTTCTTACTGATGTATTTCGCGATGTAGCTTGTTGGCGTTCCTTTGCGCGGGTTAATCAACTCAGACTTAAAGCGCGGCCCAGTGTTATTGCCCAGCTCCTCGCGGTCTTCACGGATGGCAAACTTACGCAGTAATGCAGTGATGGCACGGCGGTCTTTTTTGCGCATGAAACACAACAGGTGCCAGTGAACTGTGCCGTCATGATGCGGCTCAGCCACCCGCACGCCATACCAGCGCAACCCGGCTTTGTGCATCGCCTTACGAAATGCAGCAAACATGCCGACCAGATAATCGCTGCTTTGTCTTACCGTCGCGTTTGTCCAGGTCGGGTTTGGTCTGCCGTTATTGAGCGTGGAATGGAAACGTGACGGACAGGTGATGGTGTAGAAAACGGCGCAGTCACCGCGCATTTCCGCGATAAGCTCCAGACCTTTAACACAGGCCATCATCTCATTGCGGCGATGCGCCGGGTTGCTGCTGCTGGCGTTTACCACATCCTCCATGTCCAGCGTGTCGCCGTCTTCGTTCACCAGTTCATGAGAACGGAAAAACTCCAGCGACTTACGGCGCTGCTCACGTTTATGCATCACGGCTTCATAGCTGACATAGGGAGATGCTTTTTTGCTGACCAGGCAGACAGCACGCAACTGCTCTTCCCGCCATTCGCAACGCATCTTCCATAATTTCCGATACCACCAGTCGGCGCACAACATACGCGCCAGCGAACCCGGAATGAGTTCATAGGGCACGGGTTTACGGCGGTTTCTTTTCCGACGGAGTTGCTCAAACGCAGGAGGGATTACATCCAGACGCAGGGTTTCCGCTGCCACCTTTTCCCATGTCTTGCGGATTTCTTCTGGCTTAACGTCATCGGTGGCATACAAATCACCACAAGCTGCATCAAGGCACATGCTCATATGCGCGGCAACAAGGGTAGACAGGCGCTTCACCTGATCCTGACTCATTTCAGGCAGGATCAGCAGGCCGTCCAGCCCTTCATGGCTTGCCATAAAGCGAAAAGAAGTGGATAGCTGACTCTCGCGTACATGCTCCAGTCGTTCCAGACATGGCTTAATCGTCTCACGCAAATAGCGGGAATAAGCCTTTGGCCTGCCCAGGCTGCTGAAGTATTCAATACGTTGCATCAGCGGCTTGCTGATATGGGAAGGCTGGGCGTTGACGTCCGCCAGAATGACCATATCCGGATTAAAACGCTGCTGCTCATGCGCCAGCTTTGCCCGACTAATGAGCTTATCCTGCTCGATTTCGCGCTGGACAGGATCACGGGATTCATTAAAGAAATAACGCTCCCAGACCTGATCACTCAGCGCCTCACGGCGCAGCTGTTCCTGCTCGTTATCGGCAGCGTACAGAGTGATCAGGTTTGAAAGCGCAGAAACCGGCGCAACTTCCGCCGGGTCCAGATAAGGGTTAATGGCCTTTTTCGGGCTGCTCCATGAGAATGCTGCTGCGACCTCGTTAAAGCCGCTGCAGTTGTTCATATCAGCATGGCTCATGCACGCACTCCGTACACGGCAGAACTATCCACGCCACGCGAAGGATCAAATCCCACCCAGCAGCGCGGCCCGGAAACAGCGATGATTTCTGTTGCTGATTTACACTCGCCAGCTGCCACACCGATGCTGCGTTTTACCTTGATATAGTGGTGAGTAAAATTGCGATACAGCGAACGAATCAGGGATGTGTCACTGTTAGAAACAATGACCGGATGTCCTTCAGATGATCGATGTTCAAGAACGGATGCCAGGTGATACTGGTCATCTTCAGTGAAACCATCAGTGTGATAGCCGGAAAACGTACCGTCATAAGGCGGATCGCAATACACCACATCCCCCGCCTTCAACATCGCCAGCGTTTCATCAAAGCTGGCGCAGATAAACGTTGCCCGCTGGGCTTTTTCTGCAAATGCGCGAATTTCTTTTTCAGGGAAATACGGATTTTTATAATTCCCGTAGGGAATGTTGAAATGTCCGCTCTTGTTATAACGACATAACCCACGGTAACCGTGACGATTGAGATACAGGAAATATACTGCTTTCATGAAATCAGTAATTTCAGATGAGTAATTAAACTCCTGCCTTATGTTGTAATAAGCCACCTCCCTGTTTGCTTCCTCAAATAAGACTCTGGCACGAGATATAAATGATTCGCAATCAGCGGCAATCTTTTTATAGAGGTTGATTAAATCAGGATTAATATCAGCAACCAGATAGCTGGGGTAATCCGTCGCCATCATCACAGCACAGGAACCCGCGAAAGGTTCAACCAGTCGCGGGCCAGCAGGAAGGTGTTTTTTCAGTTCGGACATAATGGCGGTTTTATTACCCGCCCATTTCAGGATGGTGCTCATACAGCACCTCCGTTGTAATGTTTGCCTTTCAGCTCTGCGATTTCCTGGCAGGTAATGCAAAGCTGCACTCCCGGAATGGCGCGGCGTCGTGCTGGCGGAATTGGCGCTTCACATTCAATACAAAGCACGCGAGACACGCCCGGTGTTTTGGCACGGGCAGCACGAATATGGCGCTGGCGTTCTTCTTCAACGCGCTGCTGTACGAGATCCATTGCATCAGCCATTAGTGGATCTCCTGCGCTTCGTTCTGGATTGCTTCAGCAGTTACACGCAGCAGTTCTGCCGCTTCGACGTGGTTTAGCTGGCGGGATGTGATATGACACGCCAGGCTATCAAGGCGAGCTGCCATTGCTTCAGCCCTTGCCCGGCGTTCTTCCAGACGAGCCTCTGTCAGTAAAATATTAAGCCCTGCGTCATCCGGTCCGGTTTTAGTCGTGAGGATTTCAATATTACGCATAATCAATTCTCCTGAATTTAGATAAAGGGATGCCCGGCGGGTTTACGCCATTAATTTCATTAGTTGGTTAATTCGGCATGGTTAGCCGTCTGGGAAATAAGCTCACCACCGCACGAAAATGATTCATTGCTTTAATCAGCTCCCGCTTTTCGTCAGTGGTCAGCTCATTAATGCTGATGCTATGACGTTCAGCTGGAATTTTTGCCATAAAGAATATAGCAGCCAGTGCCCGTTTATTTTGTTCATTATTGATATCCCGTGGATCACGCATATCTTTAATAAACCGCTCAAGCTCTGACTCAATATTCAAACCAAAAACTTTCGCCCTTAACTCCGCAATATGATTAAGTCCATTCAGGCGTTCACCGGGTCTTAATGGAACAGTCGCCGCAGCGCCTTCAATAGCCATTTGTTCCCCCATTTTTTCGTAGATAGTTCTGCCAGCAATTCATCTTGTGAACGGCACGGATGCCAGCGTTTACCATCCTCACCCATGATCCAGCCGTGACCGTAGTGCATTGCCGGACTTTGTTTTACCAGCAGCGATGCAAATGATGGTTCTTTCGTCAGCATAAGCACCTCACAGCAAACCGAATGAAGCACCGAGGCCAGTCACGGTATCAACTGCATTCGCCATCGCAGGATTAGCCTGTAAACGGGCCTGCAATGAAACAGCGGCCAGCGCCATCAGTCGTGTTACAGAGTTAATGCTGCTGATAGCATCACGACGACCTGCACTGGTTTTTACATCGCCAGATACCGCACCTGCAGCAACACGCCCGATCTCTGCGGTTGCACTCATGACGTAATGCGGTAGTTTCTCTTTTGCCACCTCATTAATCGGAACACATGGCAGACAATGAATCTGTGCCAGAAAACCATCTACCAGCGTTGAATCTTCAGTCAGATCGGTAAGCAACCAAATTTCTGGTGCGGTTAATAAATGAGGTTGAGCTGGGTTCAGTTTGTTCCGCAGAATCTGCACATTCATGCCTGCACGTTCTGCCAGTTGCACCAGATTGTGGCGCAGTGCGAATGCACGACAGGCTTCATCAAAATGTGGATGTTTGGAAACTTGGTAATCAAACATGGTCGACACCTCTGATGTATCCCAAAATGGAACTAGTTGAATACAATATTGCAATCAGTAAGTGCATCAACGGTAAGAGCAGCAAGGTTGATCATTACCTTTTCTCTTTTCTTGTCTTTCCGAAGGCGATGCCGAGGGATGCGACCGTCAGCCAGCATATCGTTAATTGTGTCGATTGAAAGACCAGTAAGTTCGCTATAACGCTCAATTGTGACATGTGGCGTATTCAGGGTTATTGAAATGTTAGGGGTCATGATGCAACATCTCCTATTGGCTTGTGGTGAGTCAGTTTTAATCGTGGCTTTAACTTCACATTTCGGAGAATAGGATCACAAATCGGTTATGTCAACACATGAAATCACATTTCGCCATGTGGACGAAAAAAAGAAATCCTTAATCATGCAGAATCGCGGAGGGCAATCGGTTATAGATCGGATACTGAAAGCCTATGGTTTTTCTTCCCGACAAGCATTCTGTAATCACCTAGGTATATCGCAAAGTACAATGGCGAACAGGTATGCCCGTGACACTTTCCCTGCTGATTGGGTTGTTATCTGTAGCATGGAGACTGGAGTGCCGGTCGAGTGGTTGGCATTTGGCACTGATACCGAGAAGGGAAGCATTACAAATAATGCAGAAAAAAGTCACAACAATTGTGACAGCAAGCATCAACATCTCAATAGAGAACAAGACATCCAAAATGAGAACTCTTTTACTATTAACCAAGGTGGAAAAGCAGCAATAGAGCGAATCGTTTTGGCTTATGGATTTAAGACAAGACAAGCTTTAGCTGATCATATTGGTGTATCAAAAAGTACATTAGCCAATCGTTACATGAGAGATACCTTTCCTGCTGACTGGATTATTCAATGCTCACTGGAAACCGGTGCTTCATTAACATGGCTAACCACTGGTAACGGGGCAATGTTTGAAAAGCCTCGAAACGATACTATCACTATCCCATATCATAAAATAATTGATGGATCTCTTGCTCAAGAAACCTTCTTGACTTTTGACTCTAAGTTGTTAGAAGGAACCTTTCTGCAACCTTTAGCAGTATTCATTGATGAGGAAATATATATTGTAGAATCAAAATTTAATGAAGTTACTGATGGCAAGTGGCTTGTGAATATTGAAGGGAAAATAAGTATCAAAGATTTGACTCGCATACCCGTTGGTATGGTTAAAGTTGTAGGCACTAACGCAAGTTTTGAATGCTTACTTACTGACATTATCGTTTTGGCAAAATGTAAAAGAGTTTTTACTAAAAATGTATAAAGAGAAACATCATGACTGAACCAACCAATAAAGATAGCGAAATAAAAAAACACCTATTAGAATTTCTTGATTCACAGTCTGAAAATATAGCAAAACACTTCTACTCTCATATAAAAGACTTAATAGAAGCAGGAGAGCTTTCTGAAGCTCATAATAACCTAGCGCTAATTGAAAAATACATAACTAGGCCACCGATGGATGAAGAACCCAATATAAATGAAAATAAAGCCAATAAAAGAAAAAATGTAAAATCACTTGAACCTAATAATTATGTAGAACATATAATACAATTAGAAGAACGAAACAGCATATTAACTCTACAGTTAGAGCATTATACTCAGGATCTTAATAGAAAAAACGCAATAATCGAAAACAACGTAAAACAAATTAATTCATTGATTAGTGAAAATAAGGAACTCCGTAGCCAAGTACAGCAACAAAGAATCGATGATAAAATCCCCACCTATGTTAACGATGTTAAATCAGATCTTGGTAGTGATGACAAACATTTTATATTGATGTCTATTATCTGGTCTATTGCAGGGGTATTTTTTGGCTTCCTTGCAGTAGTATCTGCTTTTTTTACATTATACATGAACTTAGATTTAAAAAATCTCACTAACCTTCAGTTAATATATATCTTCACGCGAGGATTAGTTGGAATCGCCATTCTTTCATGGCTATCATATATCTGCCTTAGTAACTCAAAAAAGTACACACATGAATCGATCAGGCGAAAAGATCGTCGACATGCTTTGATGTTTGGTCAAGTTTTTTTGCAGATATACGGTTCTACAGCAACTAAAGAGGATGCAATAGAAGTCTTTAAGGATTGGAATATTTCAGGTGACTCTGCATTTTCAGGTCAGACAGAGCAACCACCGAGTTTTGCGTCATTTTTGAATACAATCAAAGACAAAGTTAAAGTAACTGGAAGTGATAAAGAAACAGATTAATCATGAACATGTATGCTACTAAGTAAAAAATACATTGAATACTGTTTTTATATACAGTTAAATTTAGCCCTCTGATATGAGGGCATTTTTTATGGCAGTACGAAAACTCACCACAGGAAAATGGCTTTGCGAATGTTACCCCGCCGGACGTAGCGGACGCCGTGTGCGTAAACAATTCGCCACCAAAGGCGAAGCACTGGCCTTCGAGCGATACACCATGGGGGAAATAGAAGCAAAACCCTGGCTGGGCGAATCAGTGGATCGTCGGACACTGAAAGATATGGTTGAGCTATGGTTCAAATTACATGGCAAATCTCTTACTGCCGGACAGCATGTCTACAACAAGCTGCTGTTGATGGTTGACGCCTTGGGAAATCCCCTTGCAACTGATCTCACCTCAAAAATGTTTGCTCACTATCGAGATAAACGCCTGACAGGCGAGATCTACTTCAGCGAGAAATGGAAGAAAGGAGCAAGCCCGGTCACCATTAACCTGGAGCAAAGCTATCTAAGTAGTGTTTTTAGCGAACTATCCCGTCTGGGCGAATGGTCGTATCCGAACCCACTGGAGAACATGCGAAAATTCACCATCGCAGAAAAAGAGATGGCATGGCTTACCCATGAGCAGATTGTTGAATTGCTGGCTGATTGCAAACGTCAGGACCCAATTCTGGCACTGGTAGTTAAGATATGCTTAAGCACAGGCGCACGCTGGCGTGAAGCCGTAAATCTTACCCGCTCACAGGTGACCAAATACCGAATTACCTTTGTCAGAACGAAGGGGAAGAAAAACAGAAGCATCCCTATCAGTAAAGAGCTTTACGAAGAGATCATGGCGCTCGATGGGTTCAATTTCTTCACAGACTGCTATTTTCAATTTTTATCCGTGATGGAAAAAACGTCTATCGTGCTCCCTCGCGGTCAACTCACACACGTTCTGCGCCATACGTTTGCAGCGCACTTCATGATGTCGGGTGGAAACATTCTGGCCTTACAAAAAATTCTCGGACACCACGATATAAAAATGACTATGCGTTACGCACATCTGGCACCGGATCATCTGGAAACGGCGCTCCGTTTCAATCCTCTGGCAACGCTGCCAAGTGGCGACAAAGTGGCGGCAGCGGTTGGCATTACCCCGTAA